ATGGCCGCCTTGCAGTATGTGGATGAGCCGGGTTACGCCGCCATCCTCTTCCGGCGCACCTACGCCGACCTGGCGCTGCCGGGGGCGATTATGGACCGCTCCAAGGAATGGTTGAGCGGCAAGGGGGCGGCGGGCGGCGCGCGCTGGAACGAGCGGGAGAAGACGTGGACCTTCCCCAGCGGCGCAACGGTGTCGTTCGGCTACCTGGAGCACGAGAAGGACAAGTACCGATACCAAGGTAGCGAGCTGCAATTCGTTGCTTTCGATGAATTGACCCAGTTCGGGGAAGGGCAATATCGCTACCTGTTCAGCCGGTTGCGGCGGCTGAAGGGCAGCAACGTGCCGCTGCGTATGCGGGCAGCCAGCAACCCCGGCGGTCCGGGTCACGGCTGGGTGCTGCAGCGCTTCATCACGGAGCGGCGGCCGGATCGGCTGTTCATCCCGGCGACACTGGACGACAACCCGTACCTGGATCGCGACGAGTACATCAAGAGTCTGCACGACCTCGACCCCTACACGCGGCAGCAGTTGCTGGACGGCGACTGGTTCGCCCGGCCGCCGGGCCACAAGTTCCGGCGGGAGTGGTTTGCTGTCGTAGATGCTGTGCCGGCAGCGGCGCGGCGGGTGCGTTTCTGGGACCTTGCCGCTACCGAAGCGCGGGCCGGAGCGGACCCGGATTGGACATGTGGCGCCCTGCTGGCCGAACTGGAGGGGCGCTACTGGCTCTGCGACATCCGGCGCATCCGGGCGACGCCGCAAGGGGTGGAAGCGCTGGTGCGCCAGACCGCCGAGTTGGACGGGCGCGAGGTGGACATCTGGATGGAGCAGGAGCCGGGCAGCAGTGGCGTGAAGGTGATCGACGACTACGCCCGGCGGATGCTGGCCGGCTGGAGCTTTCGCGGCCATCGCTCCACGGGCAGCAAGGAGATTCGCGCCAACCCACTGAGCGCGGCGGCCGAAGCCGGCAACGTGCTGCTGCTGCGCGGCGCCTGGATCAGCGAGTTCCTGGACGAAGCGGAGAGCTTCCCCACCGGCCTGCACGACGACCAGGTCGACGCCGTCAGCGGCGCCATGGCGATGCTGACGACGAACAACGACGTAGCGAGTTTCCTGGCGGCGATGCGGGGGTGAAGGGAGCAACCATGCTGGATTGGGTGCGGGCGCAACAGGCGAAAAGCAGCAGCCTGAGCAAGGCGGGCGGCGCGGTGCCGGCCGGCAGCTCTCGGTCGCTGGCGGCGGAGGCGGCGCGGCTGAACCGAGAGTTCGGGGCGGCGGGTGGCGATAGCGTGCAGTTCGGGCCGGGGACGCCGCCGGCAGCGGAGCCGCTGGACGGCAGTGGGCAGCCACGGGCATTCCCCTACCGGACCGGCTGGAACGTGCCGAGCCTGCCGGGCGAAGGACGACCGCTGGATTTCACCACGTTACGTCAACTGGCAGACACCTATGACTTACTGCGCAAGGCTATCGAGATTCGCAAGGACGAGTTGTGCTCGCTGCAGTTCGACGTGGTGGCGCGCGACCCGGACCGGCGGCGGGCGCGGCAGATCGTCAAGGACCAGCAGGCCAAGATTGCCGCCATCCGCGAGTTCTTCGCCTTCCCCGACCGGCAGCACACCTGGCAGGGCTGGCTACGGCGGGTGTTGGAGGACTACTTCGTCATCGACGCCGTCAGCATCTGGAAGTGGCGGACGCTGGGCGGCAAGCTGCACGGCTTGCGCCTGCTGGACGGGGCCACGATCAAGCCGTTGTTGAGCGTGCAGGGCGACACGCCACCGCCACCGGCTCCCGCCTATCAGCAGTACCTGTATGGCGTGGCGCGGGATTCGTTCCGGGCCGACGAGCTAATCTACGCGCCGAAGAACCGCCGCAATCACACGCCCTATGGGTTCTCAGCAGTCGAGCAATTTCTGTGGCATATCAACGAGGCGCTGCGCTACGCGCGTTTCCGGCTCGATTTCTTCAGCGACGGCACGCTCCCCGAGGGTGTGGCGGTGGCGCCGCCGGGGACGGATGCCCGGCAGTTGCGGGAGTTGCGCGAGTGGTGGGACGGCATCATGGCCGGCGACACGCGCGCGCTGCACAAGCTGCAATGGGTGCCGGCAGGGACGAGCTTCCACGCCTTCAAGACTTTCGAGTTCAGCGTGGAGTTTGCGCGCTGGCTGGTCGAGGTGACCTGTGCGGCGCTGGACGTGACGCCGCAGGAAATGGGCTTCGCGCCGGAACACGGTGGGCTGGGCGGCAAAGGCTACGCCGAGGAGCAATCCACGGTGCTCAAGCGGAAGTCCACCTTCCCGCTGACGCGCTGGCTCTGCGACGAGATATTCAACCCGCTGATCTGGCAGGAGTTCGACGCGCCGGAGCTGCAGGCATCGTTCCGCGACATGGGCGATGAGGAAGACCGCCTGCAGGCGATGCAGGCCCGCGACCTGGCCATCCGCAACGGCACTTTGTCGGTCGATCAGGCGGTGGAAGAGGACGGCGGCGAACCGCCGGGCATCGGGCGCATCTTCGTCTTCGGCACGTCGGTGCTGTTCGAGCCGGACCTGATTCAAGGGTCGCTGCACGGGGCTCCCGGCACGGCGCCGCAGCCGCAGCCGGCGGCAACGGCGGCGGCGCCGGCACAGGATCACGCGGGAGCGCGCGTGGTGCAGCAGGAGCTGGCGGAAAGCCGCGTGGCAGCGCGACGCGAGGAACGCGCCAGCTTGGGGAGCAGCCTATAGGGAGGAACGCATGCCGGCCTTTGGCTTTCATCTCCTGCCGGGCAGCGCTCCGGCGGCGGTGGCGCGGGCGGCGCAAGGAGCGCCGGTGGTCAAAGTATGCGACGCCGCAGCGATCCCCGTGGCCCGTGCCGCGGGCGCCCGGTTCGTCTACTACCGGCCCTACCTGCCCGATGATGGGGACTGCGCCGATGGCGCGAGTTGGGCGCACACGGTCTGGCAGGCGCTGCAGCAGGCGGGCGGCGCGGCGCCGGAGGCGATCTGCTTTCGCAACGAGTGCTCGGCGACCAGCCGGACGGCGGAGCAGTATCTGGCCTTCCGGGCAACGTTGCGGGCGCTGGGCTATGGCGGTCTGGTCGTCCTCGGCAGCTTCAGCATGGGGACGCCGGACTGGCCGGGCTGGGCCGCGCTGCTGGCCGGATTGGACGGCGCGCGACCCGACGGGATCGACCTGCACGAATACTGGTCGCTCAGTATCGACGGCTCCGCACCCTGGTGGGCCTTACGGCATCAGGAGGCGATACGGCGAGGACTGTTGCCGAAGGATTGGCCCATCTATATCGGGGAATGTGGTTCCGACGACGTGGGCACGGAAGACGCGCAGCAGCGCCGAGGCTGGAACGACAACGGCAAACTCACGGCGGAGCAGGAGCTGAGCAACCTGCTTCAGTATCGCCGCCGTTGTGCCCCCAGTGTGTATGCCTGTTTCGTCTTTGCCGACGGCAACGCTGATCCGCAGTGGGCGAGCTATCACACCTTCGACACGCCGCTGGAAGCAGGACTGCGGACGACGTGAACCGCGCCGGCAGTTGGTGTTCCGCCGGTGACCGGCGGTTCCAGCGCCTCTGGGCGCAGAAAGAAGCAGCAACCCATGAACGTGGTGGATGCCATCCCCGAGCTGGATCAAGGGCCGACACGCCTGTGCTGGGCGGAGTGCGTACAGGAGGTCTTCGCCGGCGCCGGCTACAGCGTGAGCGTGTACGACCTGTACCGCCAGGTCAAAGGGCGCGATTACGTGCCGCCGGGGGAGACGGCCACCTTCGCGGAGCTGACGGCCTGCGTGCGCGCGGCCGCGGCGCTGACGGGGGCAACCCTCCGTTGGTACGGCGTCGGCGGTCGCGTGAACGACCTGGCGACGTTCGACCAGTTGCTGCGCGACGGCAATTGGCTCGTGATCGTCGGCGCCAACGAGCAGACGCTGGTGAACGATCTTGGCCTGGCGGAGAGCGTCGACTACGGGCACTACTTCCTCTGCCGCCATGTCGACTTCGATGGCGACGGCACGCCGGAGACGGACACCATCGATAGTTACCGGTCCTACGACCATGTGCCGGTGCGAATTCCATTAACGGCCGTCCACGACGCGATGGTGCGGAATTGGGATGCCGAGTATGACGCGCTGGCGTTTCAGGTGGGGTGAGGGTCACCGGGGAGGGCAGGCACGGGGACCTGCCCCTACGACGAAGGACATGAAATGCCTGACGACATTGCGTACCACTATATTCCGTTCACGACAAAGGGTGATGAAAGCCAGCGCATCGTCGAGGGCTACGTCAGCTCGCCGGCGATCGACTGTGACGAGCAGATCGTGGATCAGGAGTGGCTGAAGGGAGAACTGCCGGCGTGGCTGGCGCAGTTCGGCAATATCCGGGAACAGCACAACCCGCTGCGTGCCGTCGGTAAGGCGCAGACGGTGGACGTGCTGGCGCAACCGGGGCCATACCTGGCAGCCCGGATCGTGGACGATGACGCCTGGCGCAAGGTCCAGGCCGGCGTCTATAACGGCTTTTCGGTCGGCATCAAAGCGCCGCGCATCGTCTACGACGGGACTGCAAAAAACGGCCGGATTGCCGGCGGCAAGCTGATCGAGATCAGCATCGTGGATCGACCGGCCAATGACGCTGCCCGGTTCGTGCTGCTGAAACGGGCCGGCGAGCATGCCTGGAAGCTGGGTGACAGCGGCCCGGTCGTTCAGGATGTTACGTCCGCTGAACCGCAGTGTGACGTCGCCGGGTGCGACTGCAAGTGTGGGCCGACAGCGGCCGATTCGGACTGTACCTGTCGCTGTGCGTTCTGCTCCGGCGTCCGGGGCAGGGAGGAGGGTGAAGCTATGACCGACCAGGAGCAGGCGCCGGACGGGGCGGCAGAGCAGCCGGAGGGTACCCAGAAGGCCGCCACGGCGGGGTCGGCAGCGGGCCCGGCGACTGCCCGTGCGGACTTTCAGGACGCCGCACCGGCGGTGGTCTACCGCCCAGCCAGGATCGGCGAGGTGATGGCGATGCTGCAGGACGTGCAGGCGCGCCTTGAGGCACTGGCTGACGAGACGGACCGGGATCGGGACGGGGATCGCCCAGAGGGCACCCGCACTCCGGCGAACCTGGAGAGGAACGGCACGGGCGAGCGGCAGGGTCCGCGATCCCCGGCCGGCGAGGAGAGCGATACTGCGGACTTCGCAGCGCAAGCAGGCGGACACGAACTGGTGACGCCGGAGCGGCTCGCCCTGACCTTTACCACCGAGGCCGACCTTACCAAGTTCATCACGACACGGGTGGAGGCGCTGCTGGCGGAACGCATGACACAGGAGTTCATCACCAAGAGCGCAGCGGCAGCGGTAGCCGAGCCGCTGGCGGCCATCCCGGAGATCGCCAAACTAGCGGGAGGCATCGCCCGAGGGCTGGAAGCGCTGGCCGACCGGACGAAGGCGACGGCGGAGGAGTTGGGGGTGACGAAGGCAGCGCTGGCGGAGACGCAGGCCGACCTGGCGCGAGTGAAGGAGCTGGCGCAACCGGTGAAAGGAACGGTGTTCGCCATCGAGAAGGGGATCGGCATCGAGCCGGACCGCATCTACCGCGATGGTGTAGTGCCGGATAGCGCCAGGCGCGGCGCCGAGGCGGCGAAGGTGCTGGCAGGACTGTCCGACAACGAGCGCCGAGAAGTCGGCGCGGCGGTGCTGGCCGAGATGTATCGAGCGCGGCAGTAAAGGAGAGCAAACAGATGGTATCGATGAACGCGGAGATTCAGCAGACGCTGGCGGCGTATCGGTCGGCGGTGTTGAGTGACCCGAAGGCGCTGTTGCAGGCGGACGCTGCCAAAGCATGGAATGTCGGCAACGGCTTCCAGGCCTATAACCTGGAGATGCTGCACTCGCTGTTCCCGCAATTGACGCCGGTGCGCAACATGACCAGCCGGGTCAAGGGCAAGGGCAAGCGCGTCGAGTACAAGGCCGTCACCGGCATCAACACCGGTGGCCTCTCCGGCTTCGTGGCGGAGGGCAACGCAGCAAGCCTCATTGCCACGAACACGAGCGACATTGCCGCGACCTACCGCAGCTTCGCGCTGGGCGACAGCGTGACGATGGAAAGCGAGTGGGCCGGGGTCGGTTTTACGGACCTCAAGGCGCTTGCCGTGACCAACCTCCTACGGGCCACGATGATCGCCGAGGAGAACGCGATTCTGTTCGGGCAGAACAGCACGGCCAGCGCGCAGGAGCAGGCGCCCGGCGCGGCCGGCACTGCGCCGAACCTGGCGACGCCGACTACGTCGACCAGCGGCGGCACCCTGCCGGCGACCACCGCCTACTACTTCAAGCAGACGGTCATCACGCCGATGGGCGAGAGCCTGCCCAGCGCGGCGCCGGCTACGGTGACGACGGGCGCCGGCAGCACCAACAGCATCACCGTTACGCCGGTGTTCCCAGCGGGGCAGCCGGTGATCGGCTTCAACCTGTACATGTCCACGGCCAGCGGCGGTACCTACTACCTCGTCGCTGCCGGCAACGTGGCGGCGGCGCTCTCCGGCGGGCAGTTGCCGGGTGGAAGTCTGCTCTGGTTCAGCAACGGCGACCCGCTGGTGATCACCAGCGCGGCGTCGAGCGGCGCCAACCCGCCGGTGGCCGACGCTACGGCTTCGGGGCTGGCCTTCAATGGCATCTACAGCCAGATGTGGGGCGGCAACGGGGCGACGCTGACCAAGCAGGGCGGCGCGCTTACATCCGTCGGCATCACCGGGCTGCTGAAATCCATGTGGAACACCAGCCGGGCCGACCCCGATGCCTGCTGGTGCAACGTGCAGGAGTCGGTGAAGCTGACAAACATCACACTGGGCGCCGGCACGCCGTACCAGGTGCTGGTGAACCAGGGCGAGGTCAACAACGCTGTCGCCAACTTCCGCGTGGCGCGCTTCACCAACCCGGCCACCGGCACGGAACTGCCGGTGCGCGTCCACCCAACGGTGCCGCAAGGGCTGATGCTCTTTTTGTCCAGCAAGCTGCCGGGCTGGTACGTGCCGACGGATATCCCCACGGTGTGGGAGATGGACCTGCCGCAGGATTACACGGAGATCGACTACCCTCCGATCAGCAGCAACCCCGTCTGGCAGGTGGAGGTGCGCTTCTATGGGGCGCTGAAGCTGTACCTGCCGGCGATCCAGGGGGCGCTGTACGCGATCAATAACGGATAGATTATTGAGTGCTCAAGTGGCACATTATAGGGGCGGGTTTGAAACCCGCCCCTACGTCTCCCCCGACCCCGCGAACGGAGTGAGCACGTTGCGACTGACCACTGACGACCGGTGCGCCGGTTTGGACGCCCCGGATGGGCGCTCGTTCCGGCCGGACCGCGACGGCGTCATCACCTTACCGGAGGAGCTCGCCGGCTACGGCCGGCGGGCGGCACGGGAGGCCCCGATGTTCCATGTGTACCAACGCGGCTACGCGGGCTTCGATGCGGCAGAACTGCAGGCGCGGTATGCGGCCTGGGAGCAGGACAAGACAAAGGAAGAGCAATGAGTGCTCAAGTGGCACATGCAATGAGTGCTCAAGTGGCACATTGCCGTGGCTGAGGCGGGCGTGATCACCCTGGACGACTTTGCCGATAATGGGGCGAAGTGGTCGTTCTACGGCGACAACGGCGCGGGCTACGCCGCGAGCTGGCTGGCGGCGGCGGCGCGGGCGGGGACGGCGCAGGGAAACGGCGGCGGCACGAAGACGCTGCAATACACCTTCACGGGACAGGCGGCGCAGACGTCGATCTACGGCGTGAGCGTGGCGCTGCAATGTACGTTGTCAACGCCAGTGAACATCAGCGCGGCACAGTTTCTCTGCTGCGACCTGTTCCTGGAGCCGGGGCTGGCGGCGAACGTCAACCGGCTGGCGGTGCAACTGCAGACAACGGGCGGGAACGGCACGATCACGCCATCGACGGTGGTGGACGGGACGTGGAACTACATCCGCCAGGCGCTTTCGGCCTTCACCGGGGTGGACCTGACCCACGTGACGGGTGTGCAGGTGGAGCTGTTCGTCAACCCGGGGACGCACGGTGTGGCGGAGATCGACACGCTGCGCGCCTGCAATTACGTCTACTCCAGCAACGACTATTACCAGCAGGGGCGACGCACGGGCGACCCACTACCGGTCGATATCATGGCGGCGCTACCGGCGGTGCAGCAGTACCTCTTCGGCAGTACAACAGGGATCGCCATCCCGGCGGGCGGCTACCAGACGGACTCTGCGCAGCCGAACTTCGGGGCGGTGACGGGCGTGAACGCCTTCACGGGGGCTGTGGCGGAAGTCGCCCTCGACACAGAGAGCGACCACAGCTACTGCTCGGGTCTGCTGCTGGCCGGCCTCTGCTGGCTCTACCGTATGACCAGCGACCAGACCTACCTGACACAGGCGGCCTGGATCGTCAACAACTACTACCTGCGCTGGTACGTCAGCGCATCAACAGCGGGGGCGGCTGCGGGTTCTTTGGGGTTTATGCCCTTCTGGGTGAACCGCAGCGGCGTGCGGGCGAACTACGTCTCGACTGACCAGATCCAGGGGTCCTTGCTGGGCCTGCTGGAGTATTTCATCGTCACGGGGCGCGACAACGCAGCGCTGACCAAGTTGTTTGCGGATTGGCAGACCTGGTGGAACAGCGCCAACCACGTGGCGTTTGACGGGACGCCGAACGCCAATCAGGTGCCGGGGCAGCCGGCCGGCCTGAAGTCTCCGCTGGTGGACCTGGCAGTAGCCTTTGCGACCAGTGGCGACGGCGGAGCGGCCGGCGGGGATACGACCTACACGACGCCGAGCTACCCGGCGGCGAACTACGCCTACCAGACGGGTTGGGTGGGGACGGGCAGCGCCTACTTCGGCTTCTACAGCGGGCTGGGCTTCGCCGAGGACCTGTTGCGCAACCGCCTGCGGCAGGCAAAGTTACCGGCGAGCGCCCCCTACCCGACCGCGCAGGCCCTGGCCACCCTGGGCCAGAACGCGCTGTTCGCCTTCGGCTTCGGCAGCGGCAACCAGTACTACGCGACGGATATGCCAGCGGACTTCAACAAGCGTCCGCTGGGCTGGGTCGCGGTGGAAGGCACGCCCTGGAACGGCAGCAGCAAGCAGTTGCTGGTGAGCACGACGGGGCCGAACGACTACAACGACTTTGCCGGGGTGCAGTGGGGCGTCTACATCGGCCCGTTGCTGCTGGAGAACGGCGGTGATGCCGGCGGGCTGGTTGCGGCGGGCCAGACGACGACCCTCAGCCAGGTGCAACTCTTGCAGGCCGTCCTGGGCCTGGCTGTAAAGAACGCGCTGATCCTGCCGGGGACGGTCGCCAACGGGGCGATCCCGCGGGAGGTTGCGGGGCCGTGGGGCATCTACCACAACAGCTTCACCGCCGGCCGGGCGAAGCGAGGGCTGCTGGTCGACGAGCAGCCGAACCACCAGTTCGTGGCAGCCTACGCCTACTGGTTCCTGCTGACGCAATTCAGCGGGCTGTGGCCGGCGCAGTACGACCGAGTGATGGACTGGCTCTACAACCCGAACACCCTGGCCCTGCGCCTGACTGCCAACGGGCAACCCGGCGACGCCGTGGCCATCCCGCTGCGCGGCATGCTGACCGGCCATCGCTACGTGCTCATCAACGAGTCGACCGGCGTGCAGATGGTGGTAGCGGGCGGACCCTATACGCTGACCTGGACCCTCGTGAATGCCGAGGAGCACTGGCTGATCTACGACGTAGTGCAGCCGCCGACACGGGTGTTTCGGAGTATGGCGGGGACGCCGCGGAGGGTGTTTGCGAGTTAGGGGGGAGTGGGTAGGAGGCCACCAACGACCAGGAGGACACCCATGGCCATCATCTCCCAATTAGAACTCCCCGGCTCACCAACCGAGCAGGCGAGCGGTGGGGCGACGACGTATTACTGGGACCCAACGGCCGAGCTGGCGGGCGGGGAGACGCTGAGCAGTCCGGCGGCGGCGGTATTGGAATATGACCCGCGCTATCCGACGGACACGAAGGACGTCACTGCCACGGTGGCAGCGGCGGGGTCGCCGTTCCTGGGCAGCGGCGCCAGTGCCGGGCAGGTGGGGATCACTGTGCCGGCAAACGTGCTGACGGCGGGCTACGAGTACCGCGTGCAGTTGAGTGTCGTGGCGTCGGGTGGGCACACGCCGGCGCGGTTCTTTCGGATCAGGTGCTTTCTATAGGGCAATGAGTGCTTACGTGGCACATTGCCGAGGGCGTACACGCGCATATGTATATAAGGAGTGGCTGTGGTGGCGAGCCAGTATCTCACGGTGGTGGAACTATTGAACGCGCCGCTGGGCCTGGCCTTGCGCAGCGTCCCACCGGGCAGCGCCGGCGGACCGGCTGGCGTCACCGGGCAGCAGACCTACGAAGAGCTCACCAACATCATCCTGCGCGCGTCGGCGCTGGCCGACAGTCACTGCCAGCAGGTGCTGGGAGCAACGGTCGATAGCGAGGAGAAGTGGACGGGGAGCGGCCTGGCCGGTATCGATCACAACGGCTACCTGTGGGTCCATACCGACTACTGGCCGCTACTCACCGTGGAGAGCTTCCAGTACGCCTATCCCGCGACGGGTGGAACGGCCTGGACATCAGTGGCCGTGACCGAGCTGATTCTTTTTCGGGAGCGTATCGTCTATCCGAGCGCGTTCCCCCAGCGCGGCATGCCGCCCTTGCGGGTGCAATACACGTATTTGAACGGCTGGCCGAACACGCTCTTGACTTCGCCTCTCGTGACCGGCGCGACATTGCTGCCGGTGGCGGACGCTACCGGCATGGTCCCCGGTAGCCGTCTGACCGTCTACGACGAGGGAAACACGGAGCAGGTCAGTGTGGCCGGGAACTGGAGCGCCGTCACCGGCCCAGCCAACGTGGCGCTGACGGCGGGAACGATGTTCGCGCACACGCCGATCGTCCGCCCGGCGGCGGCGCCGGCGCAACCGTACGACGTTGCCGTGTCGGCTTTGCCGGCGGATGTGAAGCAGGCGGTCCTCCTGATCTGCAAAGCGTTGCTGGAGGTGCGCGGCGCCAACGCGCTGGTCATGGGGCGCACAGGCGGTATCAGCGGCAATTTGCCACCGGCTCAACCGGCGGCAGCGAAGATTCCGCTGGAGGCGCAACAGGTGCTCGATCACTATCGCCGGCTGTTGTGAATTAATGAGTGCTGACGTGGCACATTAGTGCGTGCTTCCTTGGCACATGCATGAGTACACAAGTGGCACATGAGGGGGCGTCGTGGCTGATGAATTGGGCTTGACGATTGCGTTTGGGCAGATTGAACGGGCGGCGAAGGGGGCGCGAGAGGCAGCACGGCTGGCCACCGACTCCAGCGCGTTAGCGCAGTCTGCAACGCAGGTGCTCCTGGACGCACTGAAAGCGGTGGCGCCGGTGAGGACGGGGACGCTGCGCGCTTCCATCATCGCCCGGGCGAGTGGCGCGAATGGGCAGGGCTTCTACGGCCTCGCTTACGGCAAGTTGCTGGTGGATGGCACCCGGCCTCACGTGATCGTGCCGCGGACGAAGCACGCCCTCTTCTGGCCGGGAGCCCGGCATCCGGTCCGCCGCGTGCAGCACCCGGGGACGAAGCCGAACCGGTTCCCGGAGCGGGCGGTGCAGCGGTCGACGCCGGCGTTGCGGCTGCTGTTGCGTGACGACGGCCGCCGCTTGATCGGCCTGATGGGCGGTGACGCGCCATGAGCCGGCTGGCCGTGAAGGCGTACTGCCGGCAAGCGATGGCGCTGCTGGACGTGCCCGTGCCCTGCGTGGTCGTGACGCAGCGGCCGCGCGAGATCGCTGTCGGGGAGCAAGCGGTCATCACCATCAACGTGCCGGAGAGCAAAGAGCGCCGCTTCACGCTCTCGCGCGGCGCGGGGCGCAAAGAGATCAGCCACCAGGTGCGGTTCGACATCTACTGGATCGCTGCCGACGAGCAGCAGGGTGGGGCGGCCTTCGACGACATGTTGGAGCAGATCGACGGCATATTCCGCACGGTGACGATTCCGGTTGCCATCAGCGACCCCGACAGCGGCAGCCAGAGCGTGCTCGTCTGGATCGGTGAAGAGCTGACGACGAGCGTGGCGGAGCCGTTGCTGGACGAGTCGCTGCAAGGCCTGGTGGTGTTCACCGCCCAGAAGACCCTGGCCGTGACGGAGCACGTGACGGGATGAGTTAATGAGTGCTTACGTGGCACATTAGTGAGTGCTTACGTGGCACATTAGTGAGTGCTTACGTGGCACATTAGTGAGTGCTTACGTGGCACATTTGGAGATGAGGAGCGCCTGGTGCCTGCATTGACCGAATACCTGGCCAGTCGCGGTTTCCTCGGCCTGGCGGCGGAGACGACGCCGGGGACGCCGGTGGCCGCCACCAGCTACGTGCCCCTGCTGGACGAATCGCTGGCGCGGGAGCCGGGGATTGTGCTGGAGAAACTGCTGCGGGACAGCCGCGACACCGCCTTCGTGCCGGTGCTGGGCGAACAGCGGATTTCGGGCGCCATTGATACGCCGTTGTACGTTGATCAAGGGCTGCCCCTCCTGGCCGCTGCTATTGGCAGCGACGTGTATCAATATGCTGCCACGGCCACCGGGGCACAAAGCATCGGGGGCAGCGGTGTCGCCGCCGGCGTCGGCAGCTTCGCGCTGGCGGCGCTGCCGGCCAGCTTGAGCGTGGGCGACTGGATCGAACTGCACCAAACCAGCGGCGGCAGCCCCGGCCTGAGCAACCTGAGTGAAATCCATACGGTGGCGAGCATCAGCGGCAGCGGTCCTTTCACCCTCGGCATCGGCAGTGAACTCACGCGGTATAGCTATCCGGCAACGGGGGCGGCCTGGCGAGTGCCGAGCAGCACTTCAGTGTTCACGCATGTGCTCCTGCCGGACCAGCCGAACGCTGGAGCCTACAAGACGCTGACGCTGGAAAAGAACCTGGGCGGCCTGACCAGTTTGCAGTTCGCCGGCGCGGTGGTGGGCAAAACGGCGTTGCAGTTGACCAGCAAAGGGGCGGCAAAGGTCCGCTACGATCTGTCGGCGCTGGCAGAGGCGCAGATTGCCGGTTCCGTGCCGAGCTACGGCGCCAGTGCGCCGCTCTCGCTGCCCAACTTCGCTATCTCCCTGTTCGGCGCCGCCGACAACAGCGTCGCCTCGTTCGAGTTGAACATTGACCAAACGGCCAAAGAGTTCTGGACCTTCAACGGCGGTAACCTCCCCGCGCTGATCGTGCCGGTAGAGCGCACGGTGACCGGCAAATTTACCAACGTTGTGCAGTCGATGGCCTACTACAACGACATGACGGCAGGGACCACCGGCGCCTTCGTGGCGACGCTGACGCAGGGGAGCAGCAGTATCGTTTTCACGCTTCCCCGTTGCGTCCTGACGAAGCTCAGCGTGCCCCTAAAAATCGGCACGCTGCTGCTCTACGACGCCCAGTTTCAGGCGACGTATGCCGACACTGCCGGCTACAGCGTCGAAGCACAGGTGACGAACGGGCACTGGCTGCCGTTTGTATAAAGTAATGAGTGCTGAAGTGGCACATGAGTGAGTGCTTGAGTGGCACTTTTGAGGAGTTCACCTCGTGGGTTATCACAGCAAGGTTTTTGGGCGGCGCAAGGTGGAGTTGGCGTACGGCTACTGGGCGGAAGTGACGCCGCTGACGAAGGCGGAGGATGACGAGTGCCGGCGGGTACTGCTCGGCGGCGATCTGGAGGGCAGCCCGAGCGACGTGGCGAGCATCCGCGCTCGCTTCCACCAGCGCGAGTACACCGATCAACTGCTGCTCTTCGCCATCAAGCGCTGGAATCTGGACGACGAGGCCGGTAATGTGCTCCCGGTGGGCCTGGACCAGGTGCAAGGTCTGGCCGACGCGCACAGCGCCCGGATTCTGGCGGCGGTGCGGGGCATCACGACGCCACTGGCCGATCCGGTGGCCGCCCAGGACTGACCACCGCCGCTGCCCTCTTCTTCAAGGGCATGGGCAGCGGCGAAGCATTGCCCTATATCCAGGAGTACCTGCTGAGCCTCGACGGCCACGGCTCCTGGCAGGAGCTACAGGCCATGCCGCGGCCGGTGCTGAGCTACTGGCTGCTGTACCGCAATCTGCGGCTGTAGGTGGAACGGATGGCAAGGGACTAGCGGCGCCTGCGGGCGCCGCCTCTCCAGAAAGGAATTGCTCCATGAACGACGAACTCACGCTCTTACTCCTCCTCGACGTGCAAGCGCGGGGGCAGGAGGTGCTGGACGGTGTGGCGGCGGGGTTGGAGCAGATCGCCACACAGGGCGGACTGGCGCTGCAGGCGCTGACGCCGCTGAGCGGCGCCTTCGGTGGGCTGCTGGAGGCGGCGGCGGGGCTGGGGGAAGCGCTGGCCACCGATCTCAGTGGGATCGACTGGTCCGGTATCGCTGCGACCGCGGTCAACGGGCTACAACAGGCGCTGGTGGGCAGCAGCGGTCTCCCTGCGGTCGTCGGCGCCCTGGCTTCCGGGCTGCAACAGGCGCTGGCGGAGGCCGTTGCGGCAGTGCAGACCGGCGAGCTGGCGGCGGCGTTGTCGGGACTGCTAGGCAGCGTTGTTGGCGGGATCGACTGGACGCAGGCCGTTGCCGCCGACGCGACAGCGGCCGTGGGCACTTTCGGTGCGATGCTGGAGCGCGCTGTACTGCAACCGGCGGAGCAGGCGCTGGGGAGTCTGAGCCAGATGATGCAGGAAGCGTTGGGCGGCATCGGCGCCCAGGCACTGGCGGCGATCCAACGTGCCGCTGCGGCCATTGCAACCAGCGGACCGGGGCAACTGGCGGCGGCGGCTGGCGATGCCCTTGCTGCCATCGATCAGGCGCTGGCGAACTTCGTGCCGGAAGCAACAGCGCTCGGCGGACAAATCATCGACGCGCTGTGGCAAGGGATCGACGGGCTGGCCGGCTGGATGGCGACCAACGTCTCGCTGTGGCTGGAGGCGAACATCCTGCTGCCGGTCCAGACGATTTTTGGCCTCAGCGGTGGCTCTTCGGGCGTCAGCGCGGTGATGGCGACGATCGGTGTTGCTCTGGTGCAGGGCTTGATGGACGGCATGGCCAGTCTGGCCGGCGCTTTGCTCGCCGCGACGAACAACCTCGTCGCACCGCTGCTACCGGCGCTGCAGTCCTTCCAGCCCGCCTTTACCGACGTGGGAGGCGCGTTGATGGAGAGTCTGCGCGGCGGCATTATGGCCAAGGCCGGCGAAATCGCCGATGAAGCACGGGCGGTGGTGCAGGCGGCGATCGACGCCGCCCAATCCGTGCTCAACGGCATCGAATCCGGCATCGGCGCCGCGCAGTCCGCTCTCTCTGGGGCCGGGGCGGCGGTGGGGCACAACGCCATGGGCGCCAGCGATTGGCGCGGCGGGCTGACCTGGGTGGGCGAGCAGGGGCCGGAACTGGTCAACCTGCCGCGCGGCGCGCAGGTGTTGCCGCTGAGCAAGTTCGGTCTGCCTGGCGGGTATCCACTACCAGGTGTATCAGGCGTCGAAGCGGCCGCCGACGGAACGCCCTGGGGTCTCAGCGCGCCCGGGTACCCGCCAGCGGGTGTTGCCGGCAATGGCGTTATCAACGTCTACGTCAGCGGCAATACTGTGCTGAGTGACCAGGACGCCGATCTGCTGGCGAGCCGGGTGGGGCAGGCCATCGTCCGGCAAACCGGGCTGGCCTACTCCCTGGTGCGCTGATGGCGCTCACGCTGAAAGTCAACGCCACGGATGTCTCAGGCCTGGTCGATGTGCAAACGCTGACGATCACGCAGGTGCTGACGCGACGCGGCGACACCGCCAGCTTTGCCTTGCTCGACTCCTCGCTGGCGCGCAGCTTCGCGCCACTGCAGACGGTGACGATCAGCGACGAGTTGGGCAACACGAAGTTCGGTGGCGTGGCGACGCGGCTGCGGCAGGCAGTGTCCGACGGCGCGAGTCTGAATCGTTGGACCCTGGAGTGCCAGGACGCCACCTACTACCTGCAGAAAGCGCTCTGCAACAAGAAGTACCAGGCGCAAAGCATCGATCAGATCGTCAAAGACCTGCTGGCCAGTTTTCCACCGGGCGTGACCATCACCACAAACAACGTGCAGGCGGGCTTACCGACCTTACAGTATTTCAACGCACCGCACCTGCGGCTGGCCGACGCCTTCGACAAGCTGGTACGGCTGAGCGATTCGACGGCCTTTCTGATGTGGGACCTCGACGCCAACAATGACCTGCACTTCTTCGACCAGAACCACGCTCCCGCCGCGGACGTCATCCTGACCGACGCGCCGCCGGGAGCAGGCGAGGCCAATTACCGGCGCGACACCTTCTGGTACGAACGCGACGTCTCCCAGTTTGCCAACCAGATCACCTTCCGCGGTGGCACGTACCTCTCCAACCCCTATGTGCAGACGTGGGTTGGCAATGGACAACAGACGAGCTACCTCTTCGACTATCCGCCGGACACCAGCGTAGCGGCTGGCGGCACCCTGCCGGTGGTCACGGTCGCCGGGGTCAACCAGACGGTCGGGATCGACAGCGGCAGCGGCTTCGGCGGCGCTGCCGCGCTGGTTTCGCTGGCACAGGATACGCAGACGGCGACCCTACGCTTCGCTGCTGCGCCGGCGAACGGTACGACGATCAGCGCAACGTATGTCTACGACCTGCCGGTGCTGGTACGTCGCAAGGACAACGTCTCCGTCACCACCTACGGCGCCTGGGAGGAATATATCACCGACAGCCTGGTGAAGACGCAGCAGGCGGCGACGCAACGGGCTGCCGCCATGCTCTCCCAGTTCGCTCGGCCGTTGGTCACAGCCAGCGTCGATGTCGACCAGACGTACCGCGGCAGTCTGGCGGCGGGTCAACAGGTGACATTGGTCAATACTCAGCTCGGCCTGAACACCTCGATGCTCGTCACCGACTGTCGCATCAGCGGCGCACCCGGCGGCCGCTACCAGCACCGCCTGCGGCTGGCGGCGTTTGGGTGAGGGGGGGCCGCGACTGCGAGGCTAAAAGCAGGGGCCGCGACTGCGGTCTGCGGCCAAGTCACCGGGGCGACTGCGGTCGCGCTGCGACGCAGTGCCAGACGCAAAACGCGACCGCAGTCGCCCTCGTCGCTTGGCCGCAGACCGCAGTCGCGGCCCGTAGATATTAAGGAGCACCCCATGTCCACCTCCCTCCGCGTGACCGATGCCGGCGATCTGTTGAAGCTGTTGACGCAGACGACGCAGGACAGCGTGCCGGATAACCCGGCTGAGCAATTGAGCGACTACGTGCCGGCGCCAGAGACCGGCAGCGACGAGGTGGCGCTAGCCGACAGCGTGACACTGCCGAACACGCCCCACGCGGCGGCGTACATCTATGGCAGTGCCAGCGCGCTGTACGCGAAAGCGCAATGGTCGTGAGCGTCATCGCCCTGCGCGGACTCTGGCGCGTGACGTACCGGGACGTGGCGAGCGGGCGGGGGTGGGACGGCGGCCGCTATGCGAACGTGGTCTGCCTGAACGGCAAGAGCTTCCTGGCATCCTGGCTCAACATCGAGAACCCGGTCCACAGTCGCACGAACGTGTACGGCGCGGTCGGTACCAGCGCGACGCCGCCGGGCAGCGGCGATACGGTGCTGGGCAGCGAGCTGGCGCGGGTGGTGCTGGCAACCAGCAGCCGCCTCGGCAACGTGGTGACGCTGGACTTCTTCTTCAACAGCGGGCAGGGCAACGGCACGTTGACGGAGGCCGGCCTCTTCCTCGGCGCCGGTAGCAGCGGCGGCAGTGGCAACCTGCTCAGCCACGTCGCCATCAGCGAGAACAAGACCAGCGCCGTCACGATGACGCTGGAGTTCTCCTTGCAGATTGGATAGGTGAGGCGCGGATGGCACTGCACACGGTCACAAGCGGCGGCACGATCCAGGCCGCCGACGTCAACCAGTTCGTTCAGGCGTTAGATGGCAGCATGACCGACCAACCGGTGACGCTGGGCAACAGCCTGGATGTAAAAGGCGCGACCACGATAGAGGGCACTACCACGCAAACCGGCGCGCTAACGGCCAACGGCGGCATCACCGCCAGCAGTGAGCACGTGACCGGCAACCTGCAGGTGGATGGCACGGCGACCATTGCCACGGCCGTGGTCACCGGCAACGCCACGGTGGATGCCACGCTCTCGGCGACGCAGGTCAACAGTCATGGCAACCCCGTGGCGGAGGGCACGAGCAGCGCGACGCACGTGGAGGCGATGTTCGACGGCACGTCGTCGGGCAGCCTCGCCACGAACAGCTACGTGACGAAGACGCTCACCTGCAGCCGCGCCTTCCCCGGTAATGCCGTGGCGGTGGGGGCCAGTTGCCAGACCAGCGCCGGCAACAAAGGCGCGATCGGCTACGGCGTCAGCGGCTATGGCTACGACGGCAGCGGCCATATCAATGCGATCAGCGTGGCCTTTCAGAATCTGGATGGCAGCGCGCAGACGCTGAGTAACTTTTCGATCTTGGCCGTCGGGGTGTGAGGTCCGAGGTAGAGATAAGGAAGCGGGAGACCATGAGTACGGTGACGCCGCTGTCGGCGGCGAGTGATCGGGAGGTGCTGCTGCTGATGTCGCAGCAGATCGAGGTGTTGCGGCGCGCCGTCGACACGATCACCAGCAGCCAGAATCGCTCCGGCGACGACCTCGCCGGCTTGCGCGACCGGCTGGATCAACTGTCGGCGTTGACCCGCTACCTGGTGACGGCGCTGCTCTTCGTCATCACGCCGGTCTACGGGGCGGCGGTGTGGACGCTGGTGCAGCATGTGACAACTGGGAAGTGAGCGCGGCGTCGCGCAGCGAGCAGGAGGTTTGTTGTGAGTTCTGGCACGGAACTGCGCGCGAGCAGGACGGCACGGTCTCCCTTCGGGAGCCAGCGCCGCGCGTCGGCGCGAGTGTACTGTGATTGCTGCCGGGGTTGGTCGGCGCAAGCGGGCTTCACCATTGCCCTGGCGGACGGTGACGGCACGAGGCAGGTCTGCACACGCTGCGCCAGCCACGTCTCGCTCAAGGCCGACGGGGCGATGTGGATGCCGGGGGTGTGCCCCGACGCGCCGCATCCCCGCCTGCGCATATTCCACGACGTGGCCGCGGAACAACACTGA